CCGGATGCGAGGGGTTTCAACGAAAACATTTACAATATGTTTTCTCTTGGTTTCTTTCGAAATCAAATAAAAGTTTTATATCATTGATGACAGGTCCAATGTACCTGCAAGATGATGAACTTTTGAATTTTTTTGAGGCTGTAATGGCCCTTAGTTATGATCTTATAAATGCCGCAAATGGTCATCATCGTATGATCGCGTATATGAGATATGCTAAAGCAGTAAGGATGGAAATATCCACCCAAAATGCAACCATGGCAGTAATTTTAAGTTACTGGCAAGGTTTTTTCTCCATGACTAATGATGGTTATGAGCAACAAGCCGATAATTATTTCTCAGAGATGAGAAATTATTTAAACAATATGGAGAAACTTAAGGAATGCACAGCATTCAAAAAATTTCATAAGATATTTTTGTATATTCTATCATATAAATTGTTAGATAAATTTAATATATCTTTTGATAGTTGCCAATTTTCTGAAATGGATCAGAAAACCATTTCACGTACCCATAAGGTGGGTATAAATTTTTTCTATTACCTTTTAGACACTATTGTGTTTGTTGGTGAGAAAAGTGTCCAATTTTTTAAAACTGGAGATATATCCACAATCATGCATGATGCTAAATCATATGATGATTGGTTAGTAAAATGTTCTGAAGTTATAAAGAGAAGTAAACTCCTTGGTGACTCTTCAACACATGGTTTTGATATGTTCACTTATGAGAACGATGTCAATACTTGTTATACTCAGGGACAAGTTATTTTGAAATTTCCACTTGGTTTGGATAAAGGAGAGCGCTTATTAGTACAGAAAACTATGAGCGATATTATTGATGTACAAACATTATTAACTTCTCGAAAAGCGAGTCAAAAGACTAGAATAGATCCATTCTCAGTGTTGATACATGGACCCTCCAATATCTGTAAGAGTCAGTTAAAACAGATTCTTTATTACCATTTTGGTAAGATTAGAGGTCTAAATACATCATCAGAATATATGTATACACGTATTAGTGTTGATGACTATTGGACCAATTTTTCATCCAGTCAATGGTGTGTTGTTATAGACGATATAGCTTTCTTGAAACCAAATGGAGGAGATATAGATCCTACATTAAAGGATGTTTTACAGGTTAAGAATTCTGTACCTTTCATGCCGCCACAAGCAGCTTTGGAAGATAAGGGAAAGACACCTTTGCGGAATGAATTGTTAATTGCAACTACAAATACGCGTAATTTAAATTTACACGCGTACTTTTCATGTCCATTTGCGATTGCTCGTCGTTTTCCATACATCATCTCTGCTACTATTAAGCAAGAGTATGCAAAGAATGGATTTATGGCAGATTCCAGTAAAATTCCACCTTTTACGAATGGTGAATATATGAATATTTGGAATTTTGTCATTTATGAACCTGTTCCAGCTTCTGATGAACCTATTGATATGATGGGAACAAAACATAAGGAATTACACAAGTTTACTGAAATTGATGATCTTTTGGCTTGGTATGGTAAATGTATTATGGATTGGTCCATAGTTCAAGAGAAGGCAAAGAATGCTGATGCTAGTATGGCTGATGTTGCAATTTGTAAGAAATGTTTCAGAACTGAATTGAAGTGTTTATGTTTTCAAGAACAATCTGATACTTTTGCTCGTTTAACTGAACCACCTCCTACTATGGAACAACATTTGAATGATTATTCTTTTTGGTTCCAATGGAAGGTTAAATTTGTTTATGCAGTACTTAATTATTCAGACGTTTTCCGCTTTGGATTTTGGTCGTTTAATTTGATGTTTATATATACATTGATAGCTTTGCACTATAATTCGTATTTGCTATTGTTCTTTATACTTCTATGTCATGTTTTTGGTAGAAATTTCTTTTATTTTTATGCATTACAGTTGACTTTAAGATATGGTGATTGGGCAAAGTATGTTCTTATAAAGAATATGTTTAATTTGACCCATGTTGAAACTTATAGATTTATAATGTGGTGTGCTGGTAAAAGAATACGTGAAACTCATTTTACAAACCACCATTGGTTAAAGTTACTTACCATAATAGGAAGTACTGCTCTTATTTATAAGTTAGCCAATATGTATACTGGTTTTACAGCTCAAGCTGAGAATGAGGTTAAACCTATAGCAAAGGAGAAAGAGAAAACTCAATTTTATTATAATGACCCTTATAAGGTCACTAATGTTGATATTTCTCAATCTTCAAGATCAGCTCAGATAACACAATTGGAACCTCATATAGGTTATGCCGTTGCCCGAATTATTTTTGATTGGGGAAAATCCCAAAATAGCACTAGTGCTTTCAATATTAAAGGGAATCTATGGTTAATTAATAAGCATGTTATAATAGGTGATTCAGCTACTGCTGATATAATGCTTCAGGGTAAGGGACCTAATGTGTCTAGAAATATATATGGAGTTAAGTTCCACATTTCAGATTTTAGTCAAGATCCTAATTCGGATAATGCTTTGTTACTTATTCGTTGTACTTCGCCTGGTCGTGATTTTATTAAATATTTTCCTATGAAACCAATTAATGGTATTTATAAAGGTAGAATGTATAAACGATCTAAAGAAGGAATTAGTGGTATTACTACATTTGATAGATTTTGTCCACGTCCGTCACCAATTGGTGGTTGGCCAGCATATCATTGTTTTGCTGATGTTAAAACTAGTGTAGGTGATTGTGGTTCTCCATATATTGTTGAAGTTGGAGCTGGACTTGTTATAGCAGGTATTCATGCTGCTGGTCATCCAAATTCCACTGCTGCAGTTTGTACGCAGGTTACCCAAGATTTACTTAAACAGTTATCTAGTGGTTATACTCTTCAAGTTGAAAGTGGTGTTATACCAGTTGGAATGACTGGTTATGAGAGAATATTAGGTCCTGTACATCAGAAAAGTACTTGGCGTTGGATCGAGAAAGGTACAGTGACTCTTATGGGATCCTTTACAGGTTTTAGACCTTCGTCGAGAAGTCATGTAAAACCAACAATTATAGCAGATGCTGCTAAAAAGTTAGGCTACATTTCTGATTTTGGTCGTCCTGATATGTCTTGGAGACCATGGCATAATACTGCTAAAGATATAATGTCGCGTTCACATAAACATGATTCTTTTTTATTGAATGAATGTGTTGCAGCTTTTAAGGAAGATATTCTTTGCTCATTGAGTGAGGAAGATTTGAAATTGGTTCAGATTTATGATCAAGAAACTGCTCTTAATGGAGTAGATGGGATTGCGTATGTAGATCGTATAAATGTTAATACAAGTGCTGGCAATCCTATTAGAGGACCAAAAAAGAAACATTTAACTCTTGACGCAAATAATAAAATTATTGCACTTTCTGATGTTGTTCAGGATCGTGTGGATGCTATTGAGGAATGTTATGAACATGGACGAAGATTTCATCCACAGTTTTGTTGTCATCTTAAAGATGAAGCTCGACCACAATCTAAAATTGATGCTGGTAGTACACGAGTTTTCTCAGCTGCTGAACTTGCATTTTCTGTAGTGGTTCGAAAATATTTTTTATCACTTATACGATTAATACAGAATAATAAATTTAAGTTTGAATGTGCAGTTGGAGTTGTAGCTCAATCTACAGAATGGGATGAATTGTTCGCTCATATTACTGAATTTGGAATGGAGCGCATGATCGCTGGTGATTATGCAAAATTTGATAAGAGAATGACGGCGCCATGGTTGATTGGTGCATTTGATATTCTTATTTCAATTGCTGATTCAGCCGGCGTTTCACAAAATAATCAACGTAGTATGTGGTGTATAGCATATGACACTATTTGGGCAAGTACAGATTTTAATGGTGATTTAATTGAAGTTGAAGGAAATCCATCAGGAAATCCTTTAACAGTCATTCTTAATTGTCTTGTAAATAGTCTTTATATTAGATATGCTTTTGCTACTGCGACTGGGAGACATCCACGTGAATTTCAAAAATATGTGCGTTTGATAACTTATGGAGATGATAATATTATGGGAGTTTCTCATGAGCTCGAAAATTTTAATCACCATTTGATTTCTTCGAATTTGGAGAAAATAGATATTAAGTACACTACAGCTGATAAATCAGATCGTAAGGTATCTTTTATAAGTATTAATGACTGTGAATTTTTGAAAAGATCATTCCGTTATGATGAAGAATTGAATAAGGTTGTTGCCCCATTGAATGTTTCATCATTGAATAAAATGTTGACTATTGGGGTTAAGAATGATACCATTACGGATGAAGTTCTTGCAGTTTCGCTTGTTGAAGTTGCGATCAGAGAAGCTTTTTGGCATGGTAGAGAATTTCATGCTAAAGTCACTAGTGATATGAAATCTATTATTGAAGAAGTATCGCTTCACGATTATGTTGTTAAATCAACATTTCCAACCTATGAAAGGTTAATGGAAGACTTTTGGGATCGCAGTAATGGCGTGATTCCAAAATTTGAATCAAATTTTCCTGATGAGGAAGATTTTATTTACCATTCGAGCAACATCTCGTTAAACTGTGAAAGCCTTTCTGAGGCAGTGGTGAATCCACAAACCTCCCAATGGTTTAACGTCACCATGGGGGGCTTATTATACGTTTTTAACAATAAGCAAGGTCGCGTGATCCGAGAAAATCACGAATGTCGCGGTGACAAACTAGATTGTCATCACTCTGTGAGTGGGTTACACTCATCCCAGCTAGGAGGGGATCTCCTATATGAGAATCAGTCCGAAATCATTGAAAATGATTCGAACGAAACTAGCAAAGAAGTCAATGAGCAAGTTGCTTCATTTTATGAGGATCAGAAGGTTCCTCATGTTGGTGTTCCATCATCACATTATATGTGGGATGCTACTACCAACACTGATATTGCTAACTGGTTTTCTCGACCAGTACGAACTTTATCCATAACTTGGAATGAGTCGGATGCAATTGGTGATATTGGCACTTATGCCATTTGGAATGATTGGGCAACGAATCAATATGTACAATCTAAGTTAAATAATTATGCATTTATGCGTGGTGATTTAGTAGTTAAAATACAAATTAGTTCTTCACCATTCTATTATGGTATGATGAGAGCTTCTTATCAACCATTGCCAGTTTTTAAACCAAGTACTATATATTCTGATACTGGAAATAGAAATTTAATTCCTCTTTCTCAAAGACCTGGAGTCAATATCATTCCACAGAATGGGGATACATATACTATGACTCTTCCATGGATTTATCCATATAATATGGTTGATATTAATCAATCTATTGACATTTCACGAATAGGGTATTTAAACTTCTCTGTTTATTCCCAATTAGCAAGTGCTAATGGAGTTACTGGAAGTGGTATAACCATGACTGTCTATTGTCATATGGAGAATATGGTATTATCGGGTGCAACATGTGCCTATGCAGCTCAGTCTGAAGAATTTGAATTCCAATCGGATGAGTACGGTAAGGGTCCTGTATCCAAACCAGCTTCGTGGGTTGCAAAAATTGCTGGTTATTTAGAGAAAGCACCCATAATTGGACCTTTTGCTACGGCTACTAGAATTGGAGCTTCTGCTATTGGTACTATAGCAAGTTTATTTGGTTTTACTAATGTCCCAGTTATTTCTGAGACTGAACCGTTTCAACCTAGACCATTTCCCAATATGGCTAGTTCTGAAATTGGTTATCCAGTTGATAAATTTGCGTTAGATCCAAAAAATGAATTATCAATTGATCCTCGAATTATTGGCTTACCATCTGGGAAAGATGAGATGGCCATTTCGCATTTAGTTACTCGTGAGAGTTTTCTTACGCGAAGTTCTTGGTCTACTGCTGATAATGCAGACACAATTAAATTCACAACTGCAGTTAATCCTATTATGACTTCTGCTACTACAGCTACGACAGCATTTAATGCCCGAGCTATTTATGGAGTACCAATGTCATTTGTTGCTAACCTTTTTCAATATTGGAGAGGTGATATAATTTTAACTTTTAGAGTTATTTCCTCAAAATATCATAAGGGAAAGCTTAAGATTAGTTATGATCCAGGTAGTGGATTCACTAGTGGTTATAATTTGGTTTCAAATTCGAATACAACCAATATTGTACAAACTACAATTTTGGATATTGGAGAGACTAATGAAATTGAAATGAGAATTCCTTATCAACAGGGAGCTCAGTTTCAACAAGTAAGTTCTTATGATACACTTGTTTGGTCGACTTCATCAACACCATCTAATCCTAGAAATAAGGTTTTTGATAATGGTGTTTTAACAATTCGAGTTCAAAATAAATTAACCGCTCCAGTTGCTTCATCTAGTGTAGATATTTTAGTATTTGCGCGTGGAGCTGAAAATTTGGAATTTGCTGGGCCAGTGGATGTAGATACGAGTCATTTGGCTTCATTTTATCAACCTCAAAGTGAGGAATATGTAGCTCAAAGTGAAGACTTTAGATCTAATCCCGTAATAGCATCACATGATGCTGGTTTAGTTGATACTCCACAAGTTACACAATATCTTGTCCATTTTGGAGAAAATGTGAAATCGTTACGTCAGGTGTTACGACGTTATAATAAATTGTGCACCGAATATGTTCCAACAACCGGAACAGTCAATGACTATAGATACGCTATTAAGCGTATTCTACGACAGCCAATGTCGCCAGGTTATTGTCCAACTGGTTATATGAATGCCCAAAATATTAATGGTGTTGGTGTATCTACCAAAACTTATAATTGGTGTGAATTCACAACTCTTAGTTGGGTTAGTAATGCTTTCCTTTGTTATAGAGGAAGTATTAATTATTCTTTTAATGTTGGGACGAATACCCCTGTTAAGCATTTACGAGCTTATCGGGGAACTGATGTCACTGGTTCTAGCTCTACTGCTAGTTTAACCGCTGTTGACACAGTAGTAACTCAAAACTCAACCCTTGCACGGGCTGCACTTGGAGTAAGTGGAGCCAGCGGTTTGAGTATCGTAAATCAAATTACTCAATCTGGGATGAACATTGTTTATCCAAATTTCTGTCGATCTAAATTTCAATCGACAGATGTGAATGCTGGGAATACGGCATCCGTCTACGATGATTCAAATTATGATTTCGTAGACCTGCGTTTGGAGTATCCTTACGCAGCAACATCACAAACCGACGCTATGGTAGTTGAGACCTACGTGGGAGCAGGATTAGATTATTCGTTGTACTTCTTTTTGAACGTACCAACGACATTTGTCTACACCACGCTTCCGGCGATTCTCAGCCCATAGTGGGCGTAGTAAAAAGAAGGAAAAGATGG